ATAGGGGTAGGGAGACTTACCCCTTTACATAACAACATGAGGAGGGCATTATGCCAATGACAACATCACAATTACATGGTATGGATACAGCAGGTTCATCTGCTCCATTACTACATGAAATTCTAACAAAAGTAAATAACGCAAAAGATAAACCAGCAAAGATTGCTGTTTTAAAGAAGAATGACTCTATACCTTTAAGACAAATTATAAAAGGTGCATTTGATCCTAAAATTAAATGGGCATTACCTGAAGGTATACCACCATACAAAGAGAATGACGCACCAGCAGGTACTGAACATACTACTTTATTCCAAGAAGCTAGAAGACTATGGCACTTTGTAGAAGGCGCTGACAGTAAACTACCTAAAACTAAAAAAGAAATGATGTTTATTCAGTTACTTGAAGGCCTACATAAAGATGACGCTGCTCTTATGGTCGCAGTAAAAGACAAAGCACTTAATAAAAAGTACAAAGGTCTAACAGACGCTGTGGTAAAAGAAGCATTTGGTTGGAATTCAGATTACAAAACGTCCTAAAACATAAATATTATTAAGTGATTCTATAATATTCAACTATAGGGTGCATGACAGAATGTCACACCCTATAAACCTATTGATTTATCTACATTATTTGTCCATTTTTTGCTTGATTTCTTTGTTGATTTCTGATATTATTATCATATGAAAACAACAAAGGAGAATATATAATGTCAAAAACAAAACAATGGATTGAAGATACTACTGAAACTAAAGTTGATAACATCATTGCTAAATTAACATCTGGTGAGATTACTAGAACAGACGCTAGAGATCAAATTATGGATGTTGATAATATTGCAATGTTAGGTATTGATGAGAATACAGTTGATGAAGTAATTTACGAGGCACATGCCAATGCGTAAATCTTTCTTAATTTTATTTTTATTATTTGTCTATACTTGGTCTTGGTCTATCTTTAACGTTGCCAAGGCAGATGACTATAACAAGGCTGTAATTGGTCATGTTATTTCAGAAACTATTAAAGGCACAGATATTGATACATCATACATTATGGAGCAAGAACTTGAAAAACTTGCCCACAAATTTATGATAGATTCAGTAATTATATTACAGGCATACTTACCACAAATTATTGATGGTGTTGCCGCTGATTTAAGATTAAAACTTGACGAAAAATACAAAGAGGCAATTTTAAATGGCGAAAATAACAACTAGAAAAATGAAGGCAATGAAGTTGAAAAAGGCTCTTAAAAAGGAGTTTTCTTCTAAGCGTCAATATAAGACTACCTATAAAGATATTAAAAAGTATTTCAAAATTCTAAACAATGTTATTTTTGATAGCAAGTTAAGTCCGTTCGGACAAATTCAAATAAAAGATTTACAAAGAGAGAAGTGTGTAGGACAAGTAGTAACCTTTGAATGGAAAAGAAAAGGTACTAGATTATACAAGTTAGAGATGTTACCTACATATCCTGATAAAAGAGATTTTATGGACACTTTAGTACATGAAATGGTACACTTGTACCAAATGCAAAACCTGGGAGACTCGGGCAATCACAATGACGTGTTTTGGTCGTTTAGTCCAAAAGTAAACTACGTGGGTTTACAATTATAAGAAAGAGTATATTATGAAAGACGGTGAGAAGAACCACATTGATGAGTGGCTACAGAAACAAATCAAAAAAGGTATTGTCATTATTGACAAGGTACTTAACAATAACGTAAAAGAGTGGGAACTATATTATACAGGACATTTACAAAAAGATATATTGTGTAACTTTCCTGGTAGAACTAGTAAAAAGATTTTCAAAGGATATAGAAGTCATTTGGATAACGACAACCTTGTTTTTACACAAAAGAAATTTGAAGAACATGGTTATGAATATTATGTAAAGAGAGGTATATAATGAAACTATTGAAGAAACATAAAGAGATATTAAACGAACTGATAAAAGGTAAAGGTTATTTTAAAACACCTACCGTACCTAAAAACCACCAAGAGAATATTTTAGATGATTTAGTCAATCTTTATTTAAAAGATTTACTTGTGTTTAATAGAGAATATGACGTGCCATCATTTGGTCCTAGTAGTGAACACAAGGTAAGATATAAATGGTATACAGTTACAATGCCTAAAACTAAAACAATCAAAGACTTAAAAAAGGTGGTTAAAGATGGCAAAATTTAATTGGCATAGACTAGCAAATCTGGCTTGGTTTTATACAAAGGTATTCTTTGCAGTATTGACTTTATGCGTTGTTTCATACTTGTACGGTACACATAAACCTAATGAGTCTGCTATTGCAAAAGTCAATGAAGAATTAGATATATTTTATATGAATGAGATTAAGGCAATGGATTTACAAGAACCTGAATTTACATATAACAATGATATACAATTTGTACGTGCTATGCACAAATGTATAAACTTCATAAATTTTACATTACCTAAAGATAAAAGAGTACCTTATGAGATGATTATAGGTCAGGCAGCGTTAGAGTCTGCTTGGGGTCAATCAAGGTTTGCAGTAGAAGGTAATAATTTATTTGGGATTAGAACATGGAGTAAAGACTCACCACATCTATTACCACAAGGTGTTACAAAGTGGCCTGGTTGGGGTGTAAAAGTATTTGCTAGTAAATGTGATAGTGTAAACTATTATATTGATCTATTAAACAATCATAATGCTTACAAAGAGTTTAGAGTATTAAGACAAAAAATGCTTGATAAGAATCAAATGCTAGACTCATTGTTGTTGATTAAAAAACTTGATAAGTTTTCTACAACAAAAGATTATGACGCTAGAGTTGCTAGAATGATATTTAAAATCAGAAAACTAGAGGAGAAAAAATGACAGCAGAGTACGGAGTAGGTTTATTCTTTTTAGGTATGACAATAACTTTTATAGGTTTTTTCATTGCCTTTTTAGTTGTTAACTATAATGAAAAGGTAGAACGTAAAAAGAAATACAAAGAAAAAGGTCCATTAGCAGACTTGTATAAGTATATGCCTGGTGTAAAATACGGAGATGATTGCCAGTGAGTTATGCTAATTCAGAAAATCACAAAAGAAACGTAAGAACTTTAGCAGAGGGTGCTAGAGGTAAAAAGGTTACACGTAAAGTTGACACGTGGGAATATCAATCACTTGCAGAATGTATTAGGAGTGATCAAGTACCTGCCGAAGAAATCGCAGAAATCTTTACAGATAAAGCATATTATAACTGGTACAAAAAGACTTATTGGTCTAATAAATAATACATGTTCTTAACATTAATAACTTTTATAAGTGCAATCAGCATATCGTTAATTGCTGCTGGGTATTCTATACTTGGTTTAGCGACATTGTTTGCTGGTGCATATGTACCTATTATTGCAATGGGTTCAGCATTAGAAGTAGGTAAGTTAGTTGCTGCCTCATGGTTGTATCATAACTGGCGCTCAAACATACCTAAATCATTAAAGGCATATCTATTTACATCAATTATAGTTTTAATATTCATAACATCAATAGGTATCTTTGGTTTCTTATCAAAGGCACACCTAGATCAAGTTAAACCTACAGCAGGTAATACTGAACAAATAGAACTAATAGATAAAAAGATTAGACAGGAAGAGAAGATTATAGAACGAGCAGAAAGAACACTTGCTCAATTAGATAAAGCACTTGACGTTTATATTGACAAGGAATTTGTTACTAGGGGACTAAAAGAGCGAAAGAAACAAAAAGAAGAACGAGACCTGTTGAATAAATCAATAGACGAAGCAATGGAAAAAATAACGAACTTGAACAATTCCAAATCGTCAATAAATATAGAACAATTAAAATTAGAAGCGGATGTGGGTCCATTAAAGTACGTTGCCGAGTTGATTTATGGTGATAATGCTAATGATCATTTTGATAGTGCCGTTCGTATTATTATATTAATACTTATATTTGTTTTTGACCCACTTGCAGTATTACTATTGATCGCTGCTAATATATCACTAAATCAATGGCGTGATAAGAGAGATGAAAAGAAAACAGATACTATGGAGAGAGCATTAAAAAGAATAGAAGTATTAGAGAATCGTAACAAACGACTCAAAATATACAAAGATTTAACAAAAGAGTTAGGTGACAATCCAGACGAAATTAAACTTAAATTAAATCAAATATATGAC